ATTCCTGTTAGGGGAGACTACGATTCATCTGGAACACCAACAGGTTTATCAGAATTTCAATCAGGTGAATATGTTTCCGCACCATTTGGTGGCACTGGACAAACGACCTACTCCAGTGGTGAAATATTAGTCGGAAATTCATCTGGTTCTCTAACAAGAAATAAACTTCAAGGGCAAGCAGGGCAAGTAATAGTGACAAGTGGAGATGGTACAATTACCATCTCCCTTGATCCTTCACTTGGTCTTGGTATTGCCACACAGAATAACTTAGGTACAGTTAAAGTTCCACTTGATGGTGGTCTGGAAGTAGATAATCAAGGGAATTTAAAAATTGCACCAGTTGCTGAAGCATCTTCTGGTGTTTCTGATTTTTCTACTAATGTCAATTTAGAGGTAGTTAAAGCAATAGAGGTAGATGAGGCTGGAAGGGTAACAGAAATAAAACGAGAACTTATTGCAATCAAAGATGGTGTTATGTTAGCAAATGATGCAGTTGGAAAACCAGTTTTACAATCAGATGGTTTGGCAGTAGCAATGTCTATTGTCTTTGGGGGATAATAATGGCTACTGATTTTCAAACTAAATCTGTTGTCAATGTACCAGAATTATCTGCAACCCAAACACCAAGTGCATGGGCAATTTCCACAAATTATGTTGCTAACAATTACGTAATATATAATGGTGTAACATATAAGGCATTGTCTAATCATACAGCAACAAATAATGATGTTTCAAGTTTAGAGACAGAAATAACTAATGCTGGTAGTGGTTATAGTGCTGGTACAAAAAATACGACAAATGCTGGTTCGGGAACTGATGCGACAGTGACAATAACTGTTGATGGTGGAGAAATCCAAACAGCAACCATTTCTGCTGGCGGTAGTGGATATTCAGTCGGTGATGTATTAACTATTGTTGGTGGTACTGATGGAAAAGTTACAGTTAAAACTTTAACATCAGGAAATTCACCACCAAGTTCTGTTTGGGAAGAATCTAATGTCAGTGGTATAACTGATTTAGTGCCTGTTTATACTGGTGGTGAAGTTACGGTACATGCTATCTATGTATCTAATAAACATACGGGTGATGTTCATTTTTATCTACAGATGCGAGATGGTAGTAATAATCATAAAGGATATATACTTTATAATGTTGTAGTTCCAGCACAATCGTCGATGGTAATCGAGAAACCCATTAACTTAACAGCATCAGATACAGCATCAGATCAAAGAAAACTTAGTATCTATGCATCAGCAGAAGAAAAATTAGATGTGATGGCATCTGTTTTAGTAATATCATAGGGTAGAACAATGGGTTTAAAATATTACGGTACAGATGCAGAGATAAAAACCTTCACTAACAAGACCTTTGCCGACCAAATTAAACTTCTACAAGATCGAGAAAATGATATAACGGCAACGGCAAGAGAAGTTGTGTTTTCGGTTTCGACTGTGACATTAACAGGTGGAGCAAGTGGAACATCAGCATCAGGTACATTACACGAATTACAATTAACGCAAGACACATCAACCTATGAGGCCGATGATGTTACTAAAAAGCATGGGATCATTATTGATTGTGGAAAAGCATTAGCAGGGGATGCAGAACTACCACTATAGGGGAGAATTATGGCAGATCAAACACCTTTAAGAGCAATTTTTGATGATTCTGGTAAGGTTACTGGATTGGGCCAATATCAACTTAGTGATACCATCGGTGTGGTGGATGGTGGTACGGGTACAAATAACCTGACTATCGGTAATATCATAATTGGAAATGGTGCAAATTCGATGCAATCTGTACCAAGAGGTTCACTTTTGGGTGCAGACCAAACTGTTATAATCACCAATGGTGCAAATGCCGTAGTGGGAAATGATGTTACTATCAAATTTAACGTGGGCTCAATTAACATCGAAGAAACAACAGGCAATTTATCCATCACCAGAATAAAAGATCCATCATCGGATGAATGGAATACCGAAGTACTTGCCGCTATAGATGGAAATGCAAACGAGGGAGATTTTTAATGGCAGTTCCAAATTCAAGAGCAACTCTAATCAGTTATTGCAAACGCAAACTTGGTGATGGTGTTATTGACATTAATTTATCTTCCGATCAGGAAGGTGATGTTATTGATGATGCGTTGCAATACTATCAAGACTATCATTACGATGCTATAACTAGAAATTACTTGAAACATCAAGTTACGGCAGATGATAAAACTAATAAGTATATTGCTATTGGTACAAGTGTAACGGGTGTATCAAATGTATTTCCTGTTGAATCCAATTCTAATGTCAATATGTTTGATCTCAGATACCAATTGCGACTTAACGACTTATATGATTTTACTGATGTTCAGATGATGCACTATTCTATGGTTAGTGGTCATATGGAAACTATTGACAATTTGATGGTTGGTCATCATCCATTTCAATTCAGTCGTCATCAAGACCGATTGTACATTTACATGGATTGGACAAACGATGTTGCAGTAGATGAATATTTACTAATAGAGGTTCATGAAATTTTAAATCCAGATACCTACACATCGGTATATAATGATAGGTGGATGAAAAGGTATGCCACAGCACTAATGAAAAAACAATGGGGTTCAAATTTAAGCAAATTTGAAGGGTTGCAATTACCTGGCGGTATCACATACAGTGGTGCAACTTTAATGCAAGAAGCAACTACTGAGATCGAAACACTTGAAACACAAATGCAAATGAACTACGAAGAAATGCCACATATGCTAATAGGATAAGCAATGACAGTCAGAACAGCATTCACACATCATACATCGACGGCAGAACAGGCACTAGTTACTAGTTTAGTGGCCGAATCTATTCAAATTGTTGGATTTGATGTTAGTTATTTACCCAGAACTAGAAATAACGTAGATACTTTGTTCGATGATGCAGAAAGTAATAGTTTCAATACTGCATACACTATCGAAATGTATTTCGGACAGGATACTATTAATGGGTTTGGTGGTGGTGGAGATATAATAACTAGATTTGGTTTTGAGGTTACAGATACGTGTCAGTTGGTCTGTTCTATGAGCAGATTTACCGAAGTTGTAACTGCTGGTGATGCAAATATAGTTAGGCCAAGAGAGGGTGATTTGGTTTTTCTACCTCTCTCTAAGCAAATTTATGAGATTACCTTCACCGAAGATATGGTTCCATTTTTCCAACTTGGTAAAAACTACATTTGGCAGATGGAATGCTCGTTGTTCAAGTATGCAGAAGATACAATGGATACGGGTATAACTGAAGTTGATAATCTTGAAACAGGTACAACCCCTACTGATAATTTCACGCAAAGCACAGCAATTGAAACAGATGCTGATGGTGGAATTGTTGATTTCACGGAAACTAATCCGTTTGGTACATTTTAATGTTAGGTACAACATTCTATAACGAATCAATCCGAAAATCTTTGGTTGCTTTCGGTACATTGTTTAATGGTATTACTATCAAACGTGCTGGTTCTGGAACTACAATTCAAAGTGTTGATGTACCTTTGGCATATGCACCCAGAGCAAGATTTGTGCAACACTTACAACAAAGAACCGAAACTGGTGTTGCCGAAGTTCAAGGTGGATTGCCACGTATGAGTTTTGAGTGGACAGGATTAACTTATGATGCTAGTAGAAAACTCAATACGATGCAAAAAATATCAACTACTTATAAAACTTTAACCTTTGCTACAGCACCAAATTTATTTTCTACGGGTGAAAGAGTTACGGGTGGTACTAGTACCACTACTGCCTTTGTGGTAGATCAACCAAGTTCTACCACAATTCGTGTGAGGGATGCCAGTGGTGCTTTTACAAACAGTGAAACCATAACTGGATCAACTAGTAATACTACAGGATCACTGGCATCATCGGGGGCAGATACATCGGATAGTAATAAAGTTATCTACTATTGGCAACGAGTTCCATATAATATGGATATTATGTTGGCAGTGGCGTGTGATACTACTGAAGATGGGTTAAAAATTGTGGAGCAGATTTTACCATATTTCACACCTGAGTTTACGGTTAGCATCAATGATGTGCAGAAAAATGACATACCAATAGTTCTCATGGATGTTTCTCAGGAAGACCAATGGGAAGGGGCATCTATAAATGAACGAAGGTTGATTATCTGGACATTCAGTTTCCAATTAAAAACTTACTTATATGGCCCAGCAAAAGAATCCAGAGTCGTAAAGGAAGCAATTACACAATTGTATTCCAAGAAGGTATTCAGTGGTTTGGATGATACACAGATAGCAATGTCAACGGCAAATATCAGAACTGTTCAAGTACCAGATCCAACTACTGCCGATGCAGATGATCCTTGGACGGTAACGGAAACACAAACGGATAATATCTAATGCGAAAAGTCGATGTCCAACTCAACGATTTATTTGATATTGTAGAAGAAGAAACTGTCGAAGAAGTGGTTTTATCAGATCCACCAGCAGTTGTGAAATCAGATGCAGAAAACCGAGATGGTGATGTCGATGCAGATTACGAAAAGAGTCGTGAGTATTACTATAAACTATTAGAAAAGGGCAATGATGCATTAGAGTATTCATTGGAAATTGCCAAGCAAACAGACCATCCAAGAGCATTTGAGGTATTCGGGCAGTTATTGAAGAATACCACTGAAGTCAATGATAGGTTGTTGGAATTGCAAATGAAAATGGAGCAAATGAAAGCATTAGAGAAAAAAGGAAATCCGACAAAGGTTACGAACAATGCACTGTTTGTCGGTTCTACTGCTGAATTACAGAAGTTGATAAAGGGTAAGAAGAAAGAAGATGAACTCGGAGAAGATTAATTATCTAGGCAACCCTTTATTAAAGAAGGCTAATGTACCTATAGACTTCACACCAGAGCAAATCAAAGAATATGTGAAGTGTGGTGAAGATCCGATCTATTTTATCAAGAATTATATGCAGATTGTCAATGTTGATGAAGGTTTAATGCCTTTCGACATGTGGGATTTCCAAGAGGACATGATCCAAACCTTTATGGATAACCGATTTGTGATTTGTAAAATGCCCAGACAGACAGGGAAATCCACTACAATCATTGCCTATTTGTTGCATTATGTGTTGTACAACTCAGATGTTAGAGTTGGGATCTTGGCAAACAAAGGTCAAACGGCTAGAGAATTATTAGGTAGGTGGAGATTGGCATATGAAAATTTGCCTTTGTGGTTGCAACAGGGTGTGGTTGAATGGAACAAAGGAAACGTAGAATTAGAAAATGGTTCAAAGGTTCTTGCGTCATCAACATCATCCAGTGCTATTCGGGGTGGTACGTTTAATATCATATTTTTAGATGAATTTGCTTTTGTGCCTGATAACATTGCCGAAGAATTCTTTAGGGCAGTGTATCCGACAATTTCATCAGGTAATAAGACCAAAGTGTTGATAGTTTCAACACCCAATGGTATGAATCAGTTCTACAAAATGTGGGTTGATTCGGTGGAGGGTCGAAGTGATTATGTACCGATTGATGTTCATTGGTCAGCAGTTCCAGGCCGTGACGAAGAATGGAAAGAACAGACTATTAGGAACACATCAGAAGATCAGTTCAGAATTGAGTTTGAAACTGAGTTTATTGGGTCATCTGATACACTAATTTCACCTTCTAAATTGGCAAATATGCCATATAAAAATCCCATTTACAGAAAAGAGGATTTAAACGTATACGAGGAACCTAAAGGTGATCGGTTTTATTTTATGGCATGTGATGTAGCCAGAGGTGCAGGGAAAGATTATAGTGCTTTTACAGTTATAGATGCAACAGATACACCATACAAAATGGTGGCAGTTTATCGCAGTAATGAAATTTCACCTTTGCTGTACCCAACAATGATTTTTGAGGTAGCAAAGAAATATAATGATGCACATGTGATGTTAGAGGTAAACGATATTGGTGGACAGGTTGCCGATATTTTACACTATGATTTGGAATATGAGAATATACTGACATCCACCATCAAAGGTCGTTCTGGTCAAGTGCTTAGTGCTGGATTTGGAAAAGGTACTGAAATGGGTATCAAAACCACAGCACAAGTTAAGAGAATTGGGTGTAGAACACTCAAAAACTTAATCGAGGAAGATCAGTTGCTGATTGTTGATTTTCAAACTATTGCCGAATTGACGTGTTTTGCGGTCAAGGGTAAAAGTTATCAGGCAACTGAAGGTTCGCATGATGATATTGTTATGACATTGGTTTTGTTTGCGTGGGTAGCAAATCAACGTTACTTCAAGGATTTAATGGATCAGGATTTGCGTTTGAAGATGTACGAACAGAGAATGCGAGAAATAGAAGAAGAATTAACACCGTTTGGAATAGTTAGTACAGGAATGGAAGTAGAAACTTTCGTAGACAGTGCTGGACAAATGTGGTCAGTTGGTGAAATGTGATTTTTTATAAATATTTGTGCAAGTTCACTTGTAACTTTTATAGGGAAAGTTTATACAACCAAACGATTAAGGAGAAACAGACATGGCAATCAATCTACAAAGTCCTGGCGTATTAGTCAAGGAAATTGATGCTACGAGTGTAGTTCCATCAGTTGCTACATCTGATGCTGGATTTGCCGCCGCATTTTTATGGGGGCCAGCAGATCAAATTACTACAATCACGTCAGAGGTTGAATTGGTTAAAATATTCGGAAAACCAACAACTACTGCCGTAGAAAAGAACTGGCACGTTGCTTCAAATTTCCTTGCGTATGCAGGGTCACTCAACGTGGTAAGAACATTAGGGGATAACGAAAAGAATGCAGTTGACGGAAACTCAGTTACGGGTTCTGGAACAGTTGCAGAAATTAATATAGGTGCTATTGGGAGTATAGATTCAGTTTCTGCTGGTGGTAGTGATTACACAACAGCAACTGGTTTAGCAACCACTGTTAGTCCAGCAGGGGGAACAGGAGCAACAGTAGATATTGTTGCTAATGCAGCTCAAACAATCACTTCTGCAACAATTAATGCCGCTGGACAAGGTTATAAGGCAGGGGATGTTTTGACTATTACGCAATCTGGTGCATCGGGTGGTCAAGTTATAGTTGGAGATATTTCTAGTTATACACTAGGAACTACTACTGTTACACCAGACTCTGCATGGGGTGGGAATCAAACAGATGTAACTGCTAGTCAAACTGGTGCAGCTGTACCTGCTGGTGGTACAGGATTACAAGTAAAAATCACAACACCTGCTGGTGGTGCAACTGTAACGGTAAATTCGATAGTTGCGGCTGGTACTGGTTATAGTGCTGGTGATGTAGTATCTATCGTAGATCCAAGTGGTGGAACTGAAATAATCAAAATTATTGTTGAAACAGTTTCTGCAACAGGTAGTGTAGTAATTGCCAATGCCGATGATTTCGATGCCAATGATGGTGGTTCAACTAACAGTTCTGCTGGAACTGCTAGTTTTGCTTCTAGGTATGCTGGTGCATTAGGTAATTCTATTCAAGTTAGACTTTTTCATCAAACAGGTACATTATCCAGTTGGAATGGTACTTACACACAAAACGGAATTTCAACTACGGTTGATTTTGGTGGTTTGTTCGATTCAGCACCAGATACTTCTTCTCATGTGTTGAACAAGAATGGTGGAATTGATGTCAATGATGAGATTCATATAGTTGTTGTTGATAAAGATGGAAAACTTTCTGGTACTGCTGGTGCGGTTTTGGAAAGGTATGTTGCTTTATCTTTGGCAACAGATGCCAGAGATGCTCAAGGTAATAGTAATTATTGGAAGGATGTATTGCGTAGAGATTCACAGTACATTTATGGTACTGGACAGTGGGATAATGTAACAACTGCATGGGAAGGGAAAGATTCGACAAACACAACTCCTTTTACTGCACAGGCAGCTCAAAGTGTAAATTTGGCTGGTGGAGCAGATGATTCTGCTGATGGAAATAGTTTTTCCAATAGAACTGCCGATGGAAAGGGTTATAACTTGTTTGACGATGTTGATACATCTGACATCAGTCTTTTACTCACTGGTGTTGATGAATCTTCAAGTTCAGATCAAACTGCACAATTAGCAGAAGCATTGATAGTTATTGCTGGCAATCGAAAAGACTGTGTAGTAACAATGTCACCCAATTCTGGTGCTGTTATTGGCAATGCAATTTCTTCAACTAAAGCAGGGGATGTTGAAACATGGGCTGATGGTCTTACTAGTACATCTTATGGTATTGCTGATTCTGGTTGGAAACGAACATACAATCGTTATACAGATAAGTATGTTGATATTCCATTGAACGGTGATATTGCTGGTTTGATGGTAGCAACTGACAATTCCAATGCATCTTGGTGGAGTCCAGCTGGTTTTAGTCGTGGACAGATCAAGAATGTAGTAAAATTGTGGTTGAATCCAACTAATGCAGATCGAGATAAACTATACAAAGCAAGAGTTAATCCAGTAGTCGCAATGCCTGGCCAAGGTACATTGTTGTTTGGTGATAAAACACTATTATCCAAACCGAGTGCCTTTGACCGAATCAACGTGCGTAGGTTGTTTATAGTTCTTGAGAAATCAATTTCCAGAGCAGCCAAGTCTATGTTGTTTGAATTCAATGATGAATTCACTAGGGCATCGTTCCGCAACATGGTCGAACCATTCTTGAATGGAATTAAAGCACAACGTGGTATTCAAGACTATTTGGTGGTTTGTGATACCAGTAACAAT